CCGAACACTGCACATCCGCGTTCGCCGACAGGGGCGCGCTTACGGGCTGCGCTATCGAATAATCACCCTCGGGCGCCCAACCAGAATTGCCGGCTGAAAGTAGATACGTTAGCCAGTTCGTGATAGCAGTTGAATCATCCGTTGTGCCGTCCGCTTTAGCTCCAAACTGCTTGACGGAAACCCTTTCGAAAATCTGAAGCTTCCAGCGAGCGCCATCGTTTGCCTCAATCACTGTGCCGCCGTTGTCCGCACTGGAGGTGTCGGTCGGGTCGAACTGATATGCACCGCCGCCGCCGTCGTGGGGGGCGTAATATCCGGTGACGAATGCGCGCGTATAGACAAGGCTGCTGAGCGCCCGGAGTTGCGCGATCGAATCCACAACGCGATTGATGCGGCTTTCGAGTTGCTCGGCTAGCGTATTGCCATCAAAGCCGACCAGGCCAGCGCCTCCGGGCGTCCCCTCATCGGATAGGTCACCAGACCCGACAGGCGCATCCGTGAGTTGATCCCAGATCAGATTGCCATCGACGTCATAGACGACCTGGCGATATGCTCCCGATCCATAAGCAATCATTTCGCCCGATGCATCGAGAATCACCGGGTTTGTGTTCAATACTGTCTGCCCTGAATCTTGCCAGGTGCTCTTGAATGTGCTGGTATTCGGAATATAGAAAAAGACCGAACCGCCAGCGAGCGGCTTACCGTTCCCGTCCGGGAACCACTGTTTTGCATTCGGCAGTAGCGTGGCCGTCATTTTCTTCGCCCGATAGCGTGACAAAGGGAGCTTTCGCCCCGCCTGTCTCTGCCCTCGGGAGACGCTTTAACGGGCTGCTACCGCCATTTAGGATGGCTAGACCATGACCACTGAACAAATACTTCACGCCATCGGGACATCCGCCGGCATGTCCATCGTCTACGCGCTCAAATGCTCAGCGGCTGCCAGAAAGAAGCGCCGGGAGGCTCCCGGGTACGATCAGGCGGCCGAGACCCGTAACAGCATTCCCTACCGGTTGGGCAAACTGTGGGCGCGCTGTCAGCAGCGCTGCCGCCGCGCGCTGTCCTAGACCGGTATAGGGAAGCGAGCCAAGACCGATACCGCCGAGTGCCGAGATCGTTCCTACGGGGTGTGTCACAAGACCCGCGCCAAGGCCGCCGCTTGTCAGAAGGCTCATAAGCCCGCGGCCGACCGTTCCCGAATCCGGATACTTGCTTCCGAGGACTGCCTGAGCAGCGGAACCGAGATCAGCATTCAAACCAGCATTCGTCGCCTTCTGCGACGCAGTCGACCCACCACGCACAGCAGACATGAACTGAGCCGGCGAAAAGACGTTCCCGTTGTTCGACGCGCCGGCCATTCCGGCCGCTTTCTCGATCTGTTTGTAGTTGGCCCACGCGGCGTTCGCCTTCGACAAATCCTGAAGAACGTCCGGGGGACTGCTTCGACCGACAGCCTGATTGAGAGCATCAGTCAGGTCGCCCAGCGCACCTGAGAGTGCCCATTTATCTGCATCTGCATTACCTGTGATCTGTTTGCGAGCCAAGCCACTGATCATCGAGCGCGTATCACCCCATTGCGAGCCGTTCATCGTGCCGCCAATAGGCAAGCCGTTCGTCATCGTGCCGCCTGCCGCCTTGCCGACGATCTGGTTCTGTACGATGTTGTCGAACTGCGGCAGCACGCCGGGAGCGGTCTGCGCAAGATCGTTGCGGATCGAGTTCAGGTCCGTGGCGAAATTCTGGTCAACGGTCAGGCTCGCGCGGGGCTCGATCGACTTATAGACGTTTCCGATCTGATTCTTGACATAGTTGACGGCCTCCGAACCGGTCGGCACCGATGAGGGAATCGACGCGCCGATAGGCTCAAGCGCATCGTTGTAGGTCGCCCGGTTGAACTGCTGAACCGCCCGTTGCTGCGCGTTTTTGATCATGTCGCCGAGCGCCGGAACGCTCGTCAGTTTTTCCTCGGTACGCGCGATGCCACTGCCCATAATCTGGCCCGGTGTCGGCGTGACGCCTTTGTCGAGGAGCATCTGCACATCAGGGGAGACATTCGGTGAGATGGCGCGACCGAGCAGCCCTGCTGCCGGGGATAGAGCGCCGCCGGTGAGCGCGCCAATGCCGATCTGTTTTGCCTTATCGGCCGCGAAGTTCTGGCTGTTCGGGTCAACCGGGGATAGTGCTGCCGTAGCGCCGCCGAGCCCAGCGCCCACTGCGGCCATGCCCCCCAATGTACTAGCTGCCGGCGCGAGCAGTCCGAGCGGCGCAGTCGCCGCAATCGAGCCGCCGAGATTGCCCGCAACGGTCGCAATCGGGTGTGCAGCCGAATATGGCGCCACTTGCTGCGCGCCGCGCGCCAGCCCCTGATTGGCATCGTTCACGAGCCAGTCGCCAGCTCGACCGATGAAATTCTTCGGCTGTTGGCCGGTAATCAGGCTGCTCAGATCGGGCGATTCGCCGATACCGCCGAGTGCCTGCATCCCGTGGCCGAGTAGTTGCTGCGCGCCGAGCGCGGTTTCCTGGACGCCGCGACCGAGGCCGGCGCCGAATGATGCAAGCATTCCCGGCTGTGAGCCTTGCGGGGCTTGGGTTTGCTGCGTCGGGGGTGCCGGGGGCGATGCGGCATTTCCAGCGACTTCAAGTGAAGAAAATGGATCGTTGCCGGCAGCCAAAGCAGGTGCTTTGTTCGGCGCTTCTCCACTGACTTCCAGCGACGAAAATGCATCCGCGCCTCCCGGTTGCTGCGCCACCTGAGGGATTCCCGGCAGCGTCTTCGAAGCCGCAGGTTGCGACGGCGCACCAACCCCGGCAGCCGCAAAAACCTTCCCCGGATACGCCGCGTTCACCGGACCCCACTGCGATTGATCATCGCCACCCTGATAGCGCTTCAATGCCGTGGTCACATCCGGTGACGTATCAAGCAGTTGGGACAGCAGCTTGGCACCCCCCATGATGTTCTGCGTCGGGTCGGTCGGATCGGTGATGCCGAGCGCCTTATAGTTTGACGGCATGATCTGCATCAAGCCGGTAGCGCCCACCCCCGATTTCGCGTTGGGATTGCCGCTCGATTCCGTCGCAATAATGCCGCGAATCAGCGCTGGATCGATATTGAACTTCTTCGCTGCCGCCTCAATGGTGTCGTCATACTGGCTCATCGCGGCACTCCTGACGGCGGCATAGGGGCAGCAGACGCAGCAGGCGCAGAACTAGGCGCATTGGGAGTAATAAGTCCCTGCGATACGAGCGTGTTATAGCTCGCCCCCAACTTCGCCCATCCCTGAGAACCCAAGCGAGACTTGAGCGCCGCGCGCTGTGTCGGGGTCATTTCATTGACAACGAACGCTTGCGGGTCAACCGCCTTGTTCCACTGCGCTTGCCATTGGTTAAACTTATCAGTCGTAAGACCTGAGTTCTGGAACGCGTAGTCTTGCGCTGCGCGCATCTTCTCAGCCGCCATTGTCTTGGTCAGGATGTCATCGTTCGCCATCTTCGAAATACCTGGATTGGCGTTTCCGGTGACAGCGGCGTTCAACCGCGCATCCGTCCCAGTACCTAGCGATCCCGAGACCGATGAAGCATAGTTCGTGAGAATTTTGTTGAACTCGTCATAGTTCTTGATGTTGTTCGGGTCAATGCCAAGATGTTGGGCAATAGCACCAATAAAAGGCGTCGAATTGATGAACGATGCGGCTGTGTTGCGCCACGCCGTTCCGGGTCCCGTATTGATGTTCGCGAGGTTGTCGCGCGCAGTCTCAAGCAGATTGATACGCATCGGAGCGTCTGAAGCCGCATCGTGAAGCGTCTGCGCGGCACTGTTCGAACTCGCACCCTGTCCGGTGGATGCGGACTGCTGAGCCGGCGAAAGACCGCTCGCAACGAATCCGGGCGGCGTCCCATTCGCACCGCCTTGGGCGTTATAGCGGCCCGTATAGCCGCCTTGAGCGCCGCCCACCGTCGAGCCCAGCGATACAGTGCCGGGCGTTCCATCGGGGCCAACTGCGGCAATCCGAGAGGCCGCTTCGCCGGGAGTGAGTGTGTTTGAAAGTTGACCGGCGACGCTAAGCGCTCCGGACATGGGTGCCACATTCAGAATGTCGGTTTCACCCCCGCGATTCACCGTCAGTTGCTTAGGCATCAGGGCGGTCAGTTTCGCCTCGCCCGACAACGAATTGATGAGGTGGTTCTGAATCCATGTCGCCTGCGCTCGCGGATCGCCGGGAATCGACTGGATCTCACGAATGGCCTGATCCTGCGGCAGCAAGCCACCTTGCACGGCGTCAACGATCTGCCCAGCGATCTTCGGCGACATGTCGGTCTTCCCCATGTCTGGGTCGGTCGCAAGCGAACCTATCATGCCGCGGATACTCTGCTGCTGCTTCAGCGCCATATCCAGCTTGCTCGTATCGTATTGCTGCTGCGCGTTGCGTTGCTGAGCAATCTGCCCCATGAACTGCGGCAAATACGCGCCCGCGCCATTCTGAGCGGCCAGCGATTGCAGCTTGTTGAAGTCGACGGAGCCATCCGGGTTGACGGACTGCGAATAGGCCTGCGAGATGGCTTGATTCGCGCCGAGTTGCATCTGGTTCTGTTTGAGCGCAAGCAGCCCTTGAGCAGTCTGGATCGGCTGCTGGATCTGCTGGAAAGGGTTCGGCTGCTGCTGGATGCCGAGGGGAATTGTCGGATCGATCGGCATGGAAGATCACCCGTAGTTGTCAGGATTGTCGATTCCGGAATACGACGACTGATATGCCGGGTTGAACCCTCCGTAGATGCTGCCGTTCTGCTGGTTCAGCAGCGAGTACAGCAAGCCACTTTGCGAGGCGGACCCTAATCCCCCGCTGATGGCGTTCGCAGCCCCGATCGTTCCTGCTGCCTGTGCGTTCGCACCCGACGTCAGGAAATTGCCAGCCTGATTAGCGGTTTGCAGGCCTGCGTTGCCCACGCCGGCCGCTGCGTTCTGACCGAGCCCGACCAGACCCGCCTGACGGTTGTACTGATCCGACTGAACACCGTAATTGGTCATGAAGTTCTGCAGCGCGTTCTGGTACTGCTGCTGGTACGTCTGATCGGCGAGGCCGGTAGTGTACTGGCCGATGCCCTTCAGTTGCGCACCGGAGAGATTCAGTCCTTTTGCCGACGCAGCATTGTCCACGCCCTTCAGACCTTGTTGGAGCGTGAACTGATATCCCGGCGTTTGCTCAAGCTGCGCTTCGGTTGGATTGAACGAAAAGTTCATGCCTCCCAGCTTCCCGAGCTGGCTTTGCAAGCCGGGAATGCTGTTCGTCCCGAGTTGCATATACGGCTGCAGATTCTGCTGCATCTGCTGGAACTGCTGCCATTGCAGTTGCGAGGCATTATTTGCTGCACTTGCCTGCGTGTCCGCAGCGCTTTTCGAGCCACTAGCCGAGATGGCCGAGCCAGCCAAACCAGCACCTGCGATTGCTGCTGCGATGCACATGGCTATTCCTTCTTGATGTCTTTCAGTTTGAGTTCCATCACCACGTCATCGGCGATGTAACCGCGACGCTGAAGAATCTCGTATAGCTTTCCAGTCAGCGTGACCGGCCAGCCGATGATGCTCACGCCGCGCGCGCGTAACGTGTCCTCAATATGTGACATGAAGCGCGGCATCGAAGACCGATAATCCGGCTGCACGTAGAACGTGTCGACGTTCCCGCACAATTCGGTTTTCAGATGCAGGCTTCGATAGAGGATTGCTAATGCATACCCGTGCAGAACGCCGCAGCCATCACGCAACGTCGTCGCGATCAGAGAGTTGTTCTCAGCCAGATACAGGTACTGGTCGATGTCGGGATCGATCGCGAGACCGCGCTGACCGTGATAGGCGCAGGTGTCTTTCTTGATCTCCGAACATTCGTCCCAGCTTTGCTGACCCAGCGGGACAATCTCATCCGCAAGTACGCGCGTGAAAGGTTCGACGGCGATCTTCATCAACGAATCCCACCGACCTGATACGTCTCTGCCGCAGTCGGCGTAATCGACGATCCCGTGTTGTTCGAGAACGTGATCGCGAGCGTGTTGGCCGCACTGACGCGCGCGCCAACAATGCCCAACCCCGCTTGAGCAGTTGGCTTCGTGATATAGACCACATCCCCTACCGCGAGGCCGTTGAGCGTAAAGGTCTGTTCGGCAGTCGTATTAGCGGCTACCGCAGCCGGCGTGATCGTCGCTGCCAGCCGATAGATTTGGGTCACCTTGTCGCCCGGCGAGCCTTTGAAGGTCAGCGACGCGACAACCGGTTCATCCGTTGCAACACCGAGAAAGCTGGTCATTTCATGCTCCTTAGGAAGGGGAACCAGAGGTTTCGTAGACGCCGCCTGCGATAGTCACCGTAGCGGCGGTCGCAGCGAGCGCCTGAAGCGTCATGCCGGGGTCAAGTTGCAGGCCGATCGCCTGCGGGGGGACATACGTCTGCCCTGCGGCGAGAGAGAAGGCCGACATGATCGTGTTCGTCGCGCCTGCGGTCCCGCCAGATGGCACGCGATAGAGCGTCACTGCAACGGGGCTCGCGCTCGTGTTGGTCAGCGACAGGTTATTGATCGTCGCCTCCGTGCCGGCCGGCGCCGTGTAATACGTCACCGCAGAGTTCGTGAGTTGCGCTGCTGCAATGGCTTTCGGGACGCGTTGCATGCTTACCTCGGAATCATGGTGATGGTCGGCACGGTCAAATACGCGATCGTCAGCGTGTCGCCGGCATTCATTTCAAAAATCTCGCCGCCTGCCAGCAGCCCAAGCGCGAGGCTCGCTACTCCGCGCGCATACGAGGCGCTGCTAATCGTGCCGCCAACAACATGAATGGCCTGTCGACTCGTCGCACGATAGGTGAATGGCGATGCGCCGACCGTGATGGCAATCGGCGCCTGCGCCCCGCTTGAATCAGCCATGTTCAGCGGGGAAAAAACCATGTCTGAGACTGCAGTCTGGTCAGCCATGTCCCATCACCATCTCGCCAAGGTCATCAGGTTGTCGCCGCAGCGTCTGAACTTGCTCGACAGCCAATGCGACCGATTGAGCATCCTGCTGAACACTTAATTGCGTGCGCTCAAGCGACATCGCAACGGATTGCGCATCCTGTTGCCGATCGACCTGCAACTGCTCAACGGCGAGCGCGAGCGACTGAAGCTGCTGCGCTAGATCGCCCAGCGAGAAAACCGTTTCGAGTGCCAAGACGTCTTCGATCGTCAGCGACTCTGGAATCGTCCCGCTCGTGCCGCCAGTCCTGCGCCACAACTGGATCAGGAACAGAAACCATGTTTCCGTAACCGCGCCCGTCTTCAGGTCGACAAACGGCACATTCACCAGCGGCACATCGGTCTGGATCGTGGCGGCCATTACTGGTTGTTCGACTCTGCTTGCACCCATGCTCCGAGAAGCGCGGTCTTCACGGGTGCGGACCATGAAAGCTCGAACACGCGATCGCGCGCCATGCCGAGCCGCTGAAACTGCAGTGAGGTCAGGTATTCGCCTTCAAGTCCGAGACTGATGCTGATCGCGTTTCCCCACGACTTGCCGCGTGTGTCGCTCCAGCGCAGAAAGACCGGGACCGGTTGATAGCCGGCGCCGTTGCCAACTTCCATGTTCGCGATGAACTCGCGATAGCGCATGCGGTCGCTGTTGTCGTCGACACTGTGCGCGAACGAGCGAATGCGCGGAATCGGATTGCTGTTGTCCGTATAGCTGTTCACGTCCCACAGGTACAGGTTGCCGTTTTGCCAGTCGCCCACAATCGGCTGTCCGTATGCCGATGCATAGCAGCTCGCGCGGTGCCGGTGCAGGTTGCCGTTCGTATCGAGCCAGTTCAGTTCATTCCATTGCTGCGTCGAGAGGTCGTATTGCCAGGTCTTGTCGGCAGACGGAAAAGTGATGACGTAGAAGAAGTGGCCTTCGATCTGATATGTGAAGCCGATGGCGTCACTCACGCGCGCGTAGGTTGCGATCTCGTTATCCAGCGCGAACGTCGAAATCTGCGAGGCGTTGAACTGCTGGCTGCGGTTGATGTAGCAGACGCCCTGCTGCGACTGCGCGAGCCAATAGATTTCCCCGTCCATTTGCGCGATCGAGTTGACTGCGGCGCAGCCGTGCTGCATGAAGACGCCTGGAAGACGTTCAAACGGAAATGTCGGGTCGCCAGCGTTGAACCACACTTCCGTGGTTTCTTCGCCGAGCAGGTAGATGTAGCGCTTGGTCACCGCCACGCCGACCAACTTGTCGGAATAGCCAGACTTCGACGCGAAGTCGGTCGCATCGAATGTGATTTCGTCGTTCAGCGAGATGTACCATTCGCGCGTAGCTGGCACGTTCAGAACCAGGAAGCCGTCCACGAAGCTGACGGTATTGCCTCCCATGAACGCGCTATCCGATACCTGCGCGAACGTGTTAGTCGAGAGATCGATCGTGTAGCCGACCGCCGTGCCGTCCACGATCATGATGTAGTTAGCGTTGTCGGTCATGCTCACCGGGCCGGCGATGGTCTGCATGTCGCCAAGCGCCTTCGCCGTGAATGTCGCGTCGATCATGTAGACCGTCGAGCCGCAGACGCCGTAAAGCGTGCCGTTGGAAGCCGACCACAGCCCGCGCCAGCCATTACCAGCTTTCGGCGTTACTGCGACCTTCAGCGTCAGGCCCAGCGTCGGGTAATAGGTGAAAGGAAACGGCGAGTCCTTCGGGTTCGCTTCGGCGTAGAGATTCACGCAGCGCTGCGCCTCGGCAACGAGCGATTTGGCCGAGTAAGCGCCGGTGGTCAGCGGGAACTTCACGGAGAACTCCCGATATAGAAGTCACCGTAGATGTTGTAGGTGCCCGTGTTGTTGCCGCGCAGCGCGATCGGCATCTGCAGCATCGGAATCTGCGCGTTCACTTCTTCGATGATCGACAGGGATGCCTGCGCCTTCTTCTCTGCCACCGGGCTAACCGGCAGGCCGTAGAACGGGTAAAGCTCAAGCGTCAGATTCCACATCAGCGCCGCGCTGTATTCCGGCGGCAGCGCGATCGTATCGCTCAGGTTCTGGAACTGCTGCAACTGCAGCATCACCGTCAGGAAGATCTCGTACTGGTTGCTCGGCAGCGGCCAGACGAACAGATTGCCGATCGGATACGCTGCATCATAGAAGGCGTATCGCGGGAACGAATTCAGGTTCTTGATCGAAATCCGGTTGTAGTCCTCGCGCGCGCGCAGGATCTCAAGCGGATAGTCCACCGGCAGCGGCGTATTCTGGTTCTGCCGGAAAAACGCCGATTCGAGCTTGGCCGGCCGTGGCACATCGAAATCAGCACCGGGGCCAACGGTATAGGACGGCGCGCCGGTGCCCTGCTTCGACACGGTGACGAGCTGGTAAATGAAGTAGCGACGGCGCTGCAACTGCGCCATCAGCATGTTGAGCAGGTTGAAGCAGTCGTTGACGTCCTCTGCAGCCGCGACCTGACCCACACCGAGGACGTTGGCCGTCTTCAGGGCGAGATTGATCAGATCGCGCGGCGTGGTCGGCAGAGGACTGGTCACTTATGCCTCCGCGCCCGCGATCATTTCGCGCAACTTGTCCACGCCGGCCTTGTGATGCGGATTCAAGCCCATCGCCTTCGCGCGCTCGAACAACTCGTCGCGGTCGCTCGGCTCATCCGTCGCAGTGGCCGCCGCTTCCTCGGCGGCGTTGAAGACGGTGATCGTCGATCCGTCAGCAAGCAGTACGTGCTTCGGATACTCGACAAACACGTACGGCGCGGTGAAATTGCGCATGTTCGGATACATCGACCACTCCCAAAAAGGGAGCC